TTTGATCAGATGTTAAATGAGTCTATAAGAGAGACGATGAAGTACCATGCAGAAAATGGATTGTTATATTCAGATTTTATAGATTTTAAAATAAGAAAACAAGGTAAAATGATCAAAGAAGGAATAGATTATAATATTGATTGGGAACATAGAAAAATTAACTTTATTAAGCAAAATACTTATAGTACTTATACTATAATGCTATGCTTAAATATTGAGTACATTAATAATCTTATTAAGACTCTTTATAAATTAAAATAATTAAGATAGATAGAGAATATTTACGATGATATTCTCTATCTATCTTAAGTAACGATTTATGATAAACATAAGACCTCTTGATGATATTTTTTGTTTATGTAAAATAAATGTTATAAAGAGAGGATGTGGTTGTTAAATAACAAATTGAACTTGGATTTATCACATCATCAATAATCTTATGGGATTTTAAAGATTTTAGGATTACTAAACTGTTATAGTTTTTTTAACCTAAATATTAATAAAATCAAGGAAAGTGTAATAAGTTATGAAAATAATAAATTTAACACTAGAGAATTTTACAGCAATTAAAAGTGCTTTGAATACAAATAAGTTATTTATAGATTTCTCTAAATCAGAGAATAAAATATGTATATTAATAGGACCAAATGGTTCTGGTAAAACTTCTATACTAAGTATGCTACATCCATTTTCGGATGTTGGTAATTTGGATGTAAGAAGTTCAACTAATTTGATATTAAGTAATAAAGATGGGTTTAAAGAGATTACTATACAGAAAGATGATGATATTTATATTATTAATCATTTTTATACTCATCATAAAGATAAGAATCATTCTGTTAAAAGTTATATAAAGAAGAATGGTGTAGAATTGAATGTAAATGGTAATGTAACTTCTTTCAAAGAATATGTAAAAGAAGAATTGAGTTTAGATTCAGATTATTTAAAGTTAATTAGATTAGGAAGTAATGTAACTTCTTTAATTGATTTAACTCCTACTGAAAGAAAGAACTTTATGGGAAAGATAATGGATGATATAGGTATATTCTTAGAGTATTATAAATCAGTAAATAATAAACTAAGACAACTAGAAGAAATGATTTCCCATTCTATAGATAAAGAAAAGAAATTAGGAATTTCTGATAAAGATGAATATAAGAAAGAAATTAAAGATTTAGAAAAAGAGATAGATAGTTTAAATAATACCTATATGGATTATAATAATAAATTAGCTATCTATACTAATAATATTAATAATATAGAAGATTTAGATAATCTTAGAGATAATGTAAAAGATACTACTAAGATATATAATAAGATGATTAATATTATTAATAAGAAAGATTTGATAGATAATAAGGATATTAATTATTATAAAGATAAAATTAATAATATTACTAATAAGATTAATTCATTAAAGAATACTCACAATAGTAATATTATTCTAATACAGAATTCTTTATCTCATTTAGATAATTTAAATAATCAATTATCTGAATATAGAATTCAGTTATCTAAGGAAATTAATAGTGATAAAGAAATTGATAATATAAAGAATAATTTAACTACTATGAGAAAAAGATTAAGGGAATATGAAGATATATTAGGGGATTATAAACCATCTATAAATAAAGATGATTTAGAAAGATTTATAGTCTTTCTTAAAAATACACAACTTATTCTTAATAGAACATATGAGTTTGGTAAACAACCAATATCTAAAGTATTATCATTAATGAAAGATAATAAGAATGTAATTAACTATGTTAATTCACATTTAATAGATATAGATGAAAAATCTAATAAAGACACATCATTATTTATCAGTATGATAGCTGAAAAGTTTAATATTGGTAAAGAAGATATTAATCTTAACTGTGATGTGAATGATTGTAAAGCTAAACGATTATTACTTGAAATTCAAAATATAATCAAAAATCATAATATAGATGAAAAGAATAAAGATGAATCTTTTTATAGAGATATGAGTTTTGTTTATAATAATATTAATACCATAATACCAAATTTTTCTAATTATAAAGATATTATTGATTTATTACCTGATGATATTAAAAAGGATTTTAAAACTATTAATATTTTTAATAATATAGAAAAACTTGCTTATATCTATAATGAAAAAAAGATAAATGATTTATTATCAATAGTAACTGAATATGATAATTATATTAACTTATTAGCTGATTATAGTAGAGAGGAATCTCTACTAAAAAAAATCACTAATATAAGTAATTCGTCATATTTAAATAAGATGATAAATGATACAGAGAATTTTATTAATAGTGAAAATAAAAAAATTGTTAATTGGAGAAATGATAATCTTACTATTAATGAAGAAATAAAAACTCTAAATAATGATTTGGATGTATATATAGATATCAAAGATACCATAGAGAGATTTGATGAAATAAAAGTATTATATGAAAAATATAATAATGATTATAATACATATATAGACAATATAGAAAAAAGAGATAATATAAGTATCGAAGTTAATAAATTGAAATATATAATAGATAATAAAAATAATCTATTACAATCAAAGATTATTAACTTAGAGCAGTATAAAGTAATAAGAAAAGATATAAGTAATATGAATAAAATATACGATGATATGATATTTGTAAAAAATGCATTATCATCAAAACAAGGAATGCCTTTATACTTTATTAGTAATTATCTAAAGAATACTGAAGAGATTACTAATGAGTTATTAGATATAGCATATGATGGAAAGATTTATATTGATTCATTTGATATAACACCTACTGAATTCTCTATTCCTTTCTTTAATAGAGGAAAGAGATTAAGTGATGTTAAATATGCTTCTCAAGGAGAATTAAGTTTTTTATCTTTAGCAATAGCGTTTGCATTATCAAGACAGGTATTAACTAATTACAATATTATGTTACTGGATGAAATAGATGGTCCTCTTGATATTAATAATAGAGAAAAATTTATTAAGGTATTAGAAAATCAAATAGATAGAATTGATGCTGAGCAATCATTCTTAATCACACACAACTCAATGTTTTCATCTTACAATGTAGATATTATTGATTTATCATTTAAGAATGATAAAGAACAATATCCACTAGCTAACTTCATTAATATAGTAACAGATTAGATATATCTCAGAAAGGAAAGTATTATGAACGATATTTATGATACAATCATTTTATTGATATTATTTATAATTATATACCTTAGTGTAATTTCAATTTATAAATTCTATATATCTATGAAATATTATAATGAGTTAGATGAATATAGGAAAAGACGATTACTCGATGATCACAGAACTGTAATGGAAAACAAGCATATAAATCATGATTTATCTAATAAAGGATAAATATAATTGATAATCTTCTAAATAGAATAGGAGATAAAATAAATGGAAAGTGAGTTTTTACACTGGCTAGATAGTTTTCCTGGTCATATAGGTACTATGCTGGCAGTAGTTTTAGGCGGTTTCGCCCTACTGTCAGCAATATTTACTGGTATCAGTAAAATTAAACACGATTTTGAAGCTAAGATTGCAGAGGTAACTCTACAAGAAGAGAATGATAAAAGGTTTAAACAAGATATCAAAAATATGATTAAGGAAGTTTCTTTATTAAAGAATAATACAGAATTTCTATCTAAGCAATATGCAACAACCACCGTAGAGATTAATGATAAGATAGATGCTATTTCTGATATATTAAAAGATACTAGAGCAATCAGTGATAAAAGAGATGATGCTATAGAGAAACAAATTAAATCATATGATGAAAATTTGGAATTATTTCGTAAAGAAATTAATGAGAATAAAGAGCAATTATCATTACTAATAGATTCTGATAAGGAATCTATTAGGTCTTTTATTGTTGATAAATATTATCAAGTTATGGAAGATGGATTTGTTAATACTCATCTATTACAAGTTTTAGAAGAGAGATATGATAAATATCTCAAAGAAAAAGGTAATGGATATGTTAAGTCCCTTATGGAAGAAATACGAGAACTACCTCATAAATCTCCTAATAATAATATCAAGTAATAAATAAGATACTAACTGAATTACAACGTTAGTATCTTATTTATTCTATCTCTAAAAATAAAAAAAAGATAGAAGCGTATTCATCACCTCCTTACTTCTATCTTTAAATTCAAGGATTACTTTTTATCAAAGTAATCCTTTGCTTTGTTGAGTTCTTTACAAACTCCTAATACAGCCATACCTACACTTGCATACACAAGTGTATCCTTTGCAACTTCTACAACTACATTGGCAACTGTCTTAAGTACATCATTCTTTTTCATTTTGAAACTCCTTTTCTGAGGGTATCTCCAAACCCTCTAAAACAAAATATAATAGTGACTTATAATGAATAAACTTATATTAGTTCATTCATTACACAAAAATAGTATATCAATATATACCCTAGAAATACGGATTTTACTTATATACTAAAATCACAATAGAATAAAAACTCAATATAAAGAATAAGGCGGTGAGTTATATGAAAGAACTTATGCACGTATTTGCGTATGATACATATAATGATATGATAAATAATACAGATCTACATACTAACTGTCTTGTTATTACTATGGGTAAAGAATATCCGGGTGATGGACAAGGTGATCTATATTATTTATTAGAAAATCAGAGAGTTAATAAATATACTAGTGGTGGAGAATTATTAAGAAATGATAGTTCTTTTAGAGCTGTTAAAGTAAAATTAGATCCAGAATCGAATGCTATAAGAATAGCAGAAGATGCTAAGTATACAGTTAGATCTCTTATTAATTGTAGTAGTAATAATTATGAATCTAAGATAAATGAATTAGAAGAATTAATTGCTCAATATGAAGAAGAAGTTCTTACTAGATTTAATAATATTGATGAGAAATATACTTCAGAGATTAGTAGATTAAATATGGTAATAGAAGAATTATCAAATAAGATTAATTCATTTGAAGAAGATGAAGATGGACCGGAAGATAAGAATAAAGAAGAGAGTAGTGAAGAACAAACAGAAACTACATCTACTCCAACAAAATCAGTAGAAATGCCTATTCCAAATCCATCAGATGAGCATAAAAATTCTGAATCTGAGAGCAATAGTCAATCTACAGAAGAATCTTCTTCTGATGAATCAAAAAGAAGAAAGAAAGGTGGTAATTGATGAGCTTATTAATAGATAATATGGATGAATCTGTAGGTGAAATGTTACCACAGGTTGGATTAGATGGTCAACCATTAACAAGAGAATATTATATTAAAGAATGGGAAAATGGATCTGATATAGATAATAATATTATAGATTATATTAGTAATGATACTAGAATTCTTTTATCATCTATTAATGAAATGAAGTATAAATTATATGCTATTAGATTACGTCCATTTACAGAAGATAATTATAGAAAAGAATTTGATATTACTAGAAATCTTATTAGCTTAGAATTAAAACTAAGAGATGTATTAAAAAGATCTGATGAGAATACTAAAGATGCTATAGATAATTATATGAAGAAAAAATCTATAGAAAGATCTAAAGATATAAATAGATTAACTAGAGTTATAGATGATCAAGAGATTAGAAAAGATGGAATTGCTTTAAGTACATTAGTAGAAGCAGATGTATTACATAATGATGACCCAGGATTTATTATAGCAGATACTGAGAATAAATCAACTATTCCCCATTATGAATTATCATTAACAACTACTGATGATATAATGGGTAAATATCCAGTTAATTATAAGACTATAATGAATTATATAGAGGTATTTAAACATATATCAAGTTCTAGTACTAATTTAACTGATTCTCCTAATATAGTAATATTTAATAGACCTGATAATTCTATATTACTAGTTGGTTATTCATTATTAGAAAAAATACCTGCTACATTTAAAGATACTCTTAATAAATATAAATCTGTTGCTATTGGTAAATATCAGAGAATAATATCTGAAGTATGTAATAATAATCCATATAAGGATGAAATAAGAGTAGAGTGTTCAAGATGTCCTAAAACTGGGTCATTTTATATTTATCTTATTATGATACATATAGAATATCCAGATAGTCCATATGAAGATAGTGATTATATAGAATCATATGTATATGATGATAATAATACATCTTATTCTGATAAAATATCTATTATAGAAGAAGAAGTAGATATGTTAAAGAATAAATTAGAGATATCTAAGAAGATGTATTATAAGACTGGAGAAATAGGATATAAAAATAGAATACAAGGTCTTACTTATCTCATAGAGAAGAAAGAAGAAGAATTGGAGAATACTAAGGAAGAAGAGAAGAACTCTAAAGATTCTAATGATGATACTACTAAGAAAGATAAAAAGAGTAAAGAAGATGATTCATCTAACTCTGAAGATAATACAGATACATCGGATAATGATAACTCCAATGAAAATAATAGTGATACAGATGATAGTGAAGATAAATCAGATTCTAAACCTAAGAAGAAAGAAAAGAAAGATGATGATACTCATATAGATAAAGATATCCAAGAGTATATTGATAAACTTACTGAAAAAGGATATAAGATTAGATATGCATATTCTGGTAAAGCTGTTAAGAAAGATGATGATGATAAATCATTAAATAGCGATGCTAGAATTATGTTTGATAATAAATATCCGTTTGAAGATGCTCCAGAAGGTTGGGAATTAAGAGATGTTGATAAATGCTCATATCTTGATGTAAATACTCCTGAAGATGAATCGGATAGCGATGATGATAAATCTAAAGATAATAAAAAGGAAGATAAATCATTTGATGATTGGAAACAGGAATATCTTAATAATTTGAATACTTGGATAGAGAATTTGCCAGATAGTTCTAAAGAAGGTTCTAAAAAAGAAGAAGACCCTGTTACAGAAGCTTTATTAGATGATATGGATTTAGATTATTGCTATGATTTAATGATCGAATCTATTAAAGATTTCTTATAAAATAAAAATAGATAACTTAGATAAGATTAAAATTAATAATCTTATCTAAGTTATAATCTATTTGAAATTTATGAAGACTGGAAATAAGAAGGATCGTGTAAAAATACTTCCAGCATTACTATTATGTTTATATTAATTAATTTTTAAAACCACTTAAAAACACCAAGATAATACGATACAGAAAGGAATATCTTATATATGAGCGATTTATTTCGTACTATTATGGAAGGTCAGATAGAAGAAAATATATCTGAAGATTTAGATCTATATACAGAAGCTGTTAAAGCAGAAAAAATAGATTATCTTAAAACCTATCCAAAACAAATTTTTTTACCTTTTGGTAGTATTAAACGAGATAGAGGAAATGTAGCTATGTTATATAGCCATTCTCTACAAGAATCTATAGATATTATAAATAATAAAGATAATTGTATAGGTGGTATAAATTATCCTCTTTATTATTTTAATATGATATATCAAGGAAAAATATATACTAAGAAATTTAAGTATAGATTAAGTAAAGAAAGAAAAGAATTATATGAAGTAATCAAAGATAAAACTGATTTAATTCCTAAGATTAAATTAAGTAATTCTATATCAGATAATAAGAATCTTTATTATGATTTATATAAGTATATAGAAATATTTAGAAGTTTAGCTTTTAAAGTAATTCCTATGAAATATATAGAGTTATATTGGGATTATATGAAGAAAATTTATAATATAGATTTTCCTAATAGAAAAACTAAGTTTATAGTGTGTAACTTGAATAATTATAAACTTACTAAGAATCTAAAAGAGAATTTAGATAATCCTCTTTATATAATTTTCTTTACTCTATATAAGAAACCAGAATTATTAAAAGATATAGATATTGATTATTACTTCTATGTAAAGAATAGAATATTGAAGATTAATCCCTCTTTATTAGATGAAAAATCTTATTTAAAGCTTAAAATAGAAATGAATAAGATAATGAAGAATGTAGTACCTGATGAAACTATTAATGTATCCACTGATGAAAAAGAAATAACTCAGAGTGAAATAGTTGCTAATGCTGTAGTAGCATTAAATACTGTAGTTAAAGTAGATAAATCACCAGATACTATTACTAATGATGAAGAATTAAAAGAATTAACTAAAGAAGATGATGTAGATAAAGAATTAGAAGTAGTAGCAAAAAAGAGTGTTGAAGAAGTTACTAATAAGATTGACCCTACTGAAGTACCTGAAGATGATGTAAATGTACAGGTAGCTAGTAATATTAAAAAAGAAGTAGAAGATAATCACGATCTTCTTAAGAAGATTTACTATCAGAATAAGAATGGTGATAAAGTAGAGAAATCTACAGCTTCTACTGCAAGAGATGAATTACTAAGAAAGAATCAAAAAAATCTTAAAGTAAAAAATATGACACTAGATAAAATTATTAGTGTTAAAACTAAGGATGTAAAAATTCCTATTACTGATGTATCAGATCAATTAACTACTACAAATACTCATATGGATAAAATTAGATATGATAATCTTGATACTACTTATATCAAAGATGTAATGCAGAAAGATATAATGGATGCTTTCTTATCATTAAATGATAAATCTATTCCTTTATTTATAAGAGATATTAAAGTAGAAGATACATCTGATGAATTGAATTATAAAGATACTTATACTATCTATATGGAAGATGGTAATAGAAATAGACACACTGTAAAAGTAGATATACCTAAATTTATAGATAATAGATTTTTGTATATAGGTGGAAATAAGAAAGTTATTAAACACCAATCTTTCTATTTACCTGTAGTTAAAATAGCTCCTAATAAAGTAGAGATAGTTACTAATTATTCTAAGATGACTATTGAAAGAGAAGATGGTGTAAATAGTTCTTCTGTAGATAGAATGAAGAAATTAGTAGTAGCTAATAAAGATAAATTAGGAGATGCATTTAAAGTTGGTTATGAATTCCCTAATAATAAGAAATTTATTACTACTATAGAATATGACCAGTATAGTAAATTATATACTTCATTTAAGTATAAAGGAAGTATTATATTCTTTAATCAATCTACTGCTATTCAATATGCAGAGGATAATAAAATTACTATACCAGAAAATCATATATTCATAGGAGTTGTAAAAGGAACTCCAACTTTTATAGATATAGATAAACAAACTACAGATGATGATAGAAATATAACTGATTTAATTGTATCTTGTTTACCTCAAGAATTAGAAACTGAATATCATAAAACTAAATCTGCTAAGAGAATGATGTTTGCTAAAGTAAAGATAATGAGGCAGAATGTATATGTTGGAATGTTATTAGGATTCTGGGCAGGATTAAGTAAATTATTACAGTTAATGAAAGTTAATTATAGAGTAGTAGATAAGATAGAAAAAGAATTAAAATCAAATGAAGAATATATTAAATTTAATGATTGTATTCTTATATATGAACAAAATATTCCTATATCATTAATTCTTAATGGATTTAGAATGTTTAAAACTGAAAAGTATTCTATGGCATCTTTTGATACTAAAGAACCATATAGTGATTATATTCTTAAAGTATATGGTAGTGCTATTACAGAGAATGCATTGATGAACTTCTATGAATTCGTATTAGATCCAATTACAATAGATGTATTAGAGCAATTAGAGCTACCTACTAACATAATTGATTTATACATTTATGCTATTAATCTATTAGCAGATTCTCAATATTCTGCTCAAATAGATCAGAGATTATCAAGAATACGATGTGGAGAAATAATACCTGCTATTCTTTATGAAAGATTAGCTAAGAATTATGTAGAATATAGAAATAGTAACGGTGCTAAAAAATATACTGTACCACAAAATGCAGTAATACAAGAAATATTAGCACAAAAGACAGTAGAGGATTATTCTACTCTTAATCCTACATTAGAGATGGAGCAATTACACGCAGTATCTACTAAAGGATTTAGAGGAGTAAACTTGGATGATTCTTATACTATTGAAAGAAGATCTTATGATAAATCAATGACAGGAATAATAGCGGCAAATACTTCTCCTGATGGTGGAGTAGGTGTATCAAGAACTCTAACTATGGAACCTCAGATAACCAATATTAGAGGTATAGTAGAAGATACAACTAATACATTGGAAAAACTAGATGATGTAAATTTATATTCAGCTGGTGAAATGACAATGCCATTATGTAATGCAATTGATGACCCTAACAGACTGGGTTAAGCATGGCTCAGTCTATAATAAACCTCTTTAATTGCTGGGAACT